ATATCTAACAATGGTAATATAGTTTCTTTTAGTTTTGAGATGTTAGATTATGGTGAATATGTAGATAAAGGAGTAAGTGGTGTTGACCAAAAATACAATACACCTTATGCTTATACAACTAAGCCACCACCACCAAGCGTTTTTGGTGAATGGGCAAAGGCTAAAGGGATTAAACCAAGAGATAAAAAAACAGGTAAATTTATAACTGCTAAGCAATTTGGGTTTATAATGAGTAGGCATATATTTTCAAAAGGACAGAAGCCCACAAAGTTTTTTAGTTTATCTTTTGAGCAACAATTTAAGAAACTACCAAACGAAATAGTTAAAGCGTTTGCTTTAGATTTAGATAACTTTTTAGACTTTACAACATGAGTAATACAATAACATTAACTTTTGACGATACACTACCAATAATAGGTAAGGTTATAAATTTAAATCAAATTGATGCATTAGGAGTTCAACAGACAATTACTTGGACTTATGTAAATAGTTTCGGTGCTTTTAATATTTTGAATTTATTGAGTGACCCGTTTGACTCAGCACTACAAATAAATTTAAACACAAAAAATTGTTTTGATGCTTTTAATAGAGATTTAAACCCAACATTATATTCAGTAACAAGAACAACAAATGAAGTAATAGTCACAACACTAACAGACCAATTTACTTTTGAGGGTGCTAATTCTGATTTTGATGGTGTTACTATTGTGACAGACTATACACCTCTAGTTGGTGGTTTAAATAGAATACATATTAGAAGTCCGTACTTTATTAGTGCGCCTGTTTATGATGGCGCTAATATCGTTAGTAGTATTGCCACAGAATTTAAGATATACATTTATGAGGGTGTTTTAGATACAAGTAAACCAAGTACACCAACTTACACTTATGAAAAAAAGCCTAGATATTTAGGTGATAACAATATTTATATTGATATATCAAAACAAGTAAGTGATTTTATAGACAATAAATATAGTGGTAATTTACAAACCGACTGCGTATTTGTAGAAGTAGAAGTTAATAACACTTATAGCGGTGGAGTGCTAACAGAAACTAAAAAGTTTTTAGCCTTGAATGGTTACAACTTACATGAAGAAAATGTAAATCACACACCAACAGAAATATCTTTGTTAAGCAATACAACTATAAGTGTACTTTATGGAGAAAGTGTAAGTGTACCAATTTATTTAGGTTTTAGCGGTCAATATCAAATAAATTTAGTTAAAAACAGTAAATTACCAGATGGTACACCTATTCAAGTTGTAATAGGTGCAGTTACAATAAACGGATTAGACATAATAAACACAAACGACATTGTGACTTATGCGACATTTGATAATATAACTGATGGTAATTACATAGAAGTATTTATTGCTGGTGAAGATAATAAAGTTATTTATGATTTAGAAATTGCAACTGAGTGTATCTACGACCCTATCAAAATAACCTTTATAAATAGGTTTGGTGTATTGCAAGACTTTTATAGTTATAAGGTATCAAAAGAAACTATTAAATCAACTAATGACGATTATAACAGAAGTGTATTAAATGAGGATATAATAGGTGGCATACCTGTATTAAGTTACAACACAAGTGAACACAATAAAAAAACATACAACAAACAATCTAAAAAAAGTATTGAGTTAAATACTGGTTATATTGCAGAAGACAATAATATTATAATAGAAGAAATGTTAAATAGTGAGTACATTTGGTTAAGTATTGACAACGTAATTGTACCCGCTAATTTAAGTACTAAATCTGTGGAATTATTAACCCGAACCAATGACCAATTAATTAAATATAAACTTAACTTTGATTATAGCTATAACGAAATACAAAACATTAGATAAATGAATGTAGAACTTTATATTGAGGGGGTAAGGATAGATTTATACGACAATGAGGGCATTAATATTAAATTAAATAGCCAAGATATAAACGATATAAGTAAAGTTAATGCGGGATATACTAAAGACTTTAGTGTGCCCGCCTCAAAGGTTAACAATACTTTTTTTAAACACTATTATAATGCTGATATTATAGGCGGTTTTGATGCTCGAACCAAGAAAAAAGCAACCATTTACTTAGACGATTTATTTTTTATTAGTGGCAAGATTAGATTAACAAGCACAAGTCTTAAAGACAACAATAATATTGTAGATTATCGAATACAGTTTGAGGGGGAGGTAGTAAATATTAAAGATTTATTAGCCGATAGGAAACTAAAAGATTTAGATTTAAGCCAATATAACCATATTTATAATAGTGATAATGTAGGTGCGGGTTTATCTTCTTCGTTGTTTAATGGCTCAGTAATTTACCCTTTAATTAGTTCAGTAAATAGGTGGGTTTATGATAGCAGTAACTCAATTACTAATACAGAAACAACTAAAAATATTCACTATGATAGTGCAAGTACTGAACAGTTTATTAACTACAATGAATTAAAGCCAGCGTTAAGGGTTGCCGATATAATAGATGAGATACAAAGCGAAAATAACTTAAACTTTGTAGGGGACTTTTTCAATAGAGATTATTACAATAATTTATATTTATGGTTTAGTAATGATGCGGGGCAAATTGTGTTAAGAGATGAAAGTCAAGCAACTCAATTAATATTTACAAGTGGCGACGAATACATGGACTTGGCAACAAGTAGTATTGACACAAGCCAATTTAATTCAATAAGTAATTTTAGCGGTTTAAAGTTATTCCCTAGAATATTTGTATTAGATGGTTTTGAAGATGTAAGTTTTAATTATGTTGTTACGTTAGATGGACGAGAAGTACACAGGCGTGATAACCTAACAACTGGAGCAGATAAAGAAATATTCTTACAAAACTTTGAATATAAGCCAAGTTTAGGGGAGGGGTTACTAAGATTTTATATTGAGTCTTCACAACTAATTACACTTAGTGAATTTAGATTAGACCAACAAGTAGTTATTGCGGGACTTGTTACACCTACTGAAATAAGCAGAACAGGTCAAACGATATTTACAGGTAATGTGGTAATGAAAAACCAAGCACCCGATTTAAAACAATTAGACTTAATCACAGGTTTAATAAAAATGTTTAACATTGCTTTAACACCTCAAATAGATGGCTCTATATTATGGGAAACTTTGCCAGAATGGTATGCACAAGGGAAAGAATTTAAAGACTTTGAACAGTATATTGACATAGACAAAACAAGTATTAAAAGAGGTAATTTAATTAATGAGTTTAAGTTTAAATATGAAGAGCCACAAACCATTTTAAATATACAATACGCTAAGAATAACGGAAATAATAACTTAGACCCTTACGGAGATTATACAAAGGAATTACTAGATGAAAATGACGAGTTATTAGACGGTGGAAAGTTAGATATTAAACTACCTTTTGAACAAGTATTATACGAAAGACTTACAGACATTTCTAATGGTGACAGTGTACCATTTCAATATGGTTTAAGTGTTGATGACTCACTAAGCGCGGTAGTGCCTAAAGGTTTATTATTTTATAATGTACCTAACCAAAGTCCAAGTTTAGGTTATAAAAAAGACGATGGTAGTATAATAGCAATATCAGACACTTTAAACACACCTAATCAAGCCACAACTTTAGATGATATAGACAGTCAGACTATATGCTTTAATGCAGACAAGAGTAGTTATAATTACACTGAGATGCCTAACTCATTATATAAATCTTTTTATAGTGATTATGTAAGTGATATTTTTAGTCCACAAAGGAGAATTTATACATTTGATGCGGTAATTCCTAATTTCATTTTAGCAAGTATAAATTTAAATGATAGGTTAATTATTGGAAATAAAAGGTATTTAATTAACTCTATAAATAGTAATTTAACAACACAAAAAACAAAGTTAGAATTAATAAATGATATTTATTCAGCGGGTGATTTAATAGGTGAACAATTTTATGCTAACCCTACCTTAATAAATGCGGTTGTAAACGGTGGAGTTTATCAATCTACAATTTATAATAATGCAGAAACTGTTTTATCTTTAGTAGATGAGGGGGACGGAATATTTGCAAGTATAGAGGGTGCTACAACTATTAACGGAGTAGTGACAAAAAACTTTAATGTACAACCTAATGCAACAGGAGAGCAAAGAGTAATGAGTATTTTATGCACTAAAGGAACGGAAACTTTTAAAATTGTAATTTTACAAGAGGGAAGTACTACTGGAGGGGTTACTTTTGATAACACTAATATAACATTTGACAATACTAATATAACATTTGATAATCAATAATTATGGCAATAGAAGATATTAACATAGGTACAACTCCAGACGATGGAACAGGTGACTCTTTAAGGGTAGCGGGACAAAAAATAAATGATAATTTTGCAGAATTAGATACACCTTTAAAATTAGCAGATATTTTTGAGGTTGAAAGAGATGGAAATCAAGACATAGTTAAAACAGTATCTTTGTTTGATTTACAAGTTCCGCCCGAAAGCATTGAAATTGGTAATGCTATTAAGTTATCTGACTTGGCTCAAACAGTAGGATATAAGACTGCTTATGA